CAGAGTTTTCAAAGTCTAAATAAAATCCATTAGTGCCAAAGGTTAAACCAGATACATCTATTGGTTTCCATATTCCACTATCTTCGTCAAATTCTCCAAATGATGTTGGGTCTAGTGCTTGACCGTCAACAAAAACATATTCTGCCATATAACCATCATAATAAGCATCACTACTTGGGTGTCTTCCAATAGTAAAATTATAACTACCACCACCACCTACAAATTGTTGTGAAGTTGAAGTTAAATCTGTTGAACTATCAAATGCAGTTTCTCTTGTTCCATTAATATATAATTTTATTTTATCTGCATTACTTTGAGTTAAATCTATTGCTACGCAAATATGATACCAAGCTGATGGATCTCTAAATACTCTTGTAGTTCTTTTTAAAAAAACTGTACTGTTAGATATATCTGATTGCATATCTAGTCTGTTATCATCTCTAAATCTTAATCTAAAATAATTTGAGTTGTCATTAAAACTTTCCCATATATCTTGATATGAACTAATGCCTGATCTTTTTGTCCATAACGAAATTGTAGATTTTGATGTACTTCCTGTTCCTGAGTTTGTTCTTGTTAAATAATCGGAACTACCATCATTAAACCTTAATGAGTTAGCTACATCATAGCCTGTAGTTACTTTAGCACCTGGATATAAAAAACTATTTATTGGCATTAACTCTCCAGTGTTGGAAGTTCGCCTAATGGTCTTGTAACAGAACCATCATCTTGCTCTGTGTATGTGTATAAAGTTTCTAATGCTGGAGTATCACTTGCATTTGTAATTGCAGTTTCCATACTAGCTTGTTTAGTTCTAACTGCATCTCTGTGAGTAGATATATTAGATGGTATTGCAGTTGTTTTTTCTGCGTTTCTTGTAATGTACCAATCTGTGTTTGCTAGTTCTCCAGCTACTTGTTGTTTTAAAGTTCTAATTAATTGTGTTTTTAAACCTTCTGTTTTTACATCTCCAACTTCTTTGTCAGATGGTAAATCTCCATCATCTGAATCTTGTTGTGTCCATAAAGTATCTGCGTGTGCTTTAGGTGTAGCAGTACCATAAGAAGCTGTAACAACACCATCAGCAAAATCAAAAGATTGATTAGTATTAATATACCATTTCTCATCTTTTTTATTACTGTTATCAAATACTATTTCATAAATACCGATAGCTTCTTTTTCTTCTGTTGACCATTTAATAAATATATCTGATGGATATTGTATATCTCCTAAATTAAATCCTTTTGGATAAGAAAAAATTTTTGTAACTAATTCTGATTCTACTAATGCGTACATAATATTCCTATGATAATGTTAATGCTTGGTTTCTACCAACTTCAATCCATTTAGCTCCATTGTATCTAAATACAAATACATCACCTAGATTAGCTGTTGTTGTTAATGTTGGAGCAGTATCACTAGCAAATTCATATACAGCATTCCATGTTAAACTTCTTGATCCTGTTCCATCTTGAATTACAAGAATAGAAATAAATTGTCCTGTTGTTCCATTAGTAGGAGCTGCTAAAGTTCTATTACCACCTAATGTTACTTTACAAACATCTTGTGTTTCTGCATTCCAATTAATTGTTGCACCATCTGTTAATGTTGATTCTGCATAATTTAATTTAGCAGATGTAATAATATTGTCTGCTATATCTGATGCTGTTAATACTGCGTTTGCTGGTTGTAATCCTATGTAAGACAATTAAACCTCCTATGTAATTTCCATTATAGATAATGTGCCTGATAATTTATCAGCTACTGAACAATCTATTTTTAGTATATCGGTTGTTTCCATAACTACTTTACCACCTGATAAAAGTTCTAATGAACTACCAGCTGGGATTGTTACATCTTTTACTAAAAACGCAGTTCCATTAGCTACATTGTTTGCACCATTCCTATTTGCAGTATCACTTACTAATTCTACTTCAACAGTAACTGCTGATGTATGTATGTTAGTAAGAACTAAACCTAAAATAACTGTTGTAGTGCTAGATGCTACTGTGTACATTGTGTAAGGTGTTCCAGCTGATGCTGGTTCTGCCGCAAAAGTTACACATTTAAAAGTATTCGCCATTTATTCTCCTTAATTATTTGTTTTATATATTATCCTAAAGCTATTGCAAGAGCTGTTGGATCTTCTGTTGTAATAAATGATAAATTTCCGCTACCATTTGTTTGTATTACTTGTCCTGATGTACCATCTGCGCTTGGTAGTGTAAAAGTTACATTTGAACTAATTGAATCTGATGCTTTTAAAGCAACATAATTTGAGCCATTATCTGTATCTTCAGGTAATCTTATTTCTGCACCAGCACTTGCTGATCCTGTAACTTCAAGAGGAGTACTAATAGTAGAATCTAAAAAATTTACTGTATCAGTTGTTTGATTAAATGTTGCAAGACTTATCCATGCATCATTATCAGCATTTCTCATTTTCCAAATATTTGCACTTGTGTCATACCACATTTGATAAGCATAAGTTGTACTAGGGGAACTAGCATTTGAGTTATTTGAAACTATTGCAGAAAGTGCAGAGTTTAAATCTGCTCTGAAAGATGGAAAGCCTTGGTTAGCTATTACATAATCGTGAGTTGCCATAATTTTATATTAATCCTTTTTGTTCGTTTATCATATGTTTATTAAATAATCAACAAAATATTCTACACTCCTTTTGCTTGATAATCAAATGTTCTTGATACACCTGAACCACCACTATTTTGAAAGGCAATATTAAACCCTGTTGTTGATTTATTGCTTATTGCATACTTGTCGCCTGAAGACATATCTTGAACAGATAAAGTAATAGCAATACTATTTAATAATGTAAATGCTTTAGGGTAAGTTACTGATTTTGTACCAGTACCTGATGCTAAATCATTTTGAGAATTAACAAATGACTCTAATCTTAAAACCACACCAACTGCTGTTACTATGGGTGTTGCAGTTCCATTATCTGATGTTAGTAATACTCTAAATTTAAAGTATCTACCTGTATAATCGCCAATCGTAAAATCTTGAAATGCAGAAAAAGTAGAGTTATCATCAGAAACAGATATTTGAAGTTCAGAAGAACATTGAGTGTTAGCATCTCCATCAAAGTTAGATGGTTGATCATCAAAATTACCTGATACAAAATCAAAGATTCTTGCTCTATCAGTAACTTGTTGCTCTAATGTTGCTGTTATCTGTGTAGTTACAACTGATCCAGCATCAATGGTATCAGAAAAAGCATAAGTACCTGATGATTTAACTGTTGCGTTTTCTCCACCATCAAACAAAGTTTGTGTAATAGAATCAAAGTTACCCGAAACATCATCAAAAAGTTGATTACCTTTAAGAATAATTGCTTTAGAGTTATCTTCTAATGTAGTTATTACAGTATCATTAGTAGTACCTGTAAAATCTGGATTTTGGTTATTAGTAATTAAATCTGTAAAATCACCAATAGTTGTTATTTGTGTTACAACTTGACTTGCATTAATAGATACATTACCCAATTTATCTACTGCTTTGATTAAATATGTACCTGTTTTTGCTGGCACTACAATTGAAGTACCAGGTCTTGATAATTTTTTTACTAATACAATTGAGTTTTGCCATTCAGCACCACTTGTAAGTGGACTGTAATTAATTCTATAATGAGATAAATCTAAATCAGGTACAGGATCAAAACTTAAATGAGCTTCTTTTCCAATTATGTTACATGCAAAGTTTTCTACATCTGATGGTGGTGCTATTTGTCCTATAATAGTTCTATTTGCAGTAATAGTTGAAGAATTAACTCCATAAATATTAACACCTCTTGCTCTTACTGAATATGTAGCTTTATCAATTACATTTAAAAACTCATATTTAGTTCTAGAACCTCTACCAATTTCTTTAAAAGTATCAGCAGGACTTAATGGTGTACCACTAGCATCAGTATCTTGTTTAATTTCTATTTCATATAATTCTGTAAAATTATCTGTTGCTTCAGTTAATTCAATAACCAATTTTACAATTACAGTTCCATCATTATAAGCAACTAATTCGTCAGTTAAAGTAATTGCAGTTGGTGGAGATACAGAAGTTGATTTAGGTAAGTTTGTAGCTTTACCACTTGAAACAGTAGAATAATCTCCTGTACTAAAATCATATACAACACTAGCAATTTCTTTAAAATTAGCTGTTATCTGCAAACTACCATCATTTCCATCAATAGAAAAACCCCACTCTAATACTTGAAAAGTTTTATTAGTAAAACCCATTCTTGCATTTGTAATATTAACAGTATCCCCAACATCTAAATCAAAAGCACCCATATCAAAAGATGCTGAAAAAGATATTTGTTGTCTAACTTTTAATAATTGAATCTTTGATAGTCTTTGACACATTCTACTAGAATTAGTAAAAGGATAATCAAATTCTGCATAAATTCTTTCATTATTATCTTCTGCTTCAAAACTTGAATTAGTTAATATAGGATAATTTTGTGGTTGATAATCATTAGCTGGTTCAGAATATAAACCCTTAACAGCATTAAATAATTCTTTTTTACTTACTCTACTATTTATAGATATACCACTTCTTAAATTACTTTCATTTAAAGTAACTGTTGGAGATAAATAAGCAGATGGTATTACTTTAAATTCTCCATTTGAATAAATTAAAAAACCACCTAATGTAGTTAATAAATTTTCTATAATTACTTTAGGAGTTTGTGTTAATTGAAATGAACCATTACAAGTAAATCTTTTTTCTGTTCCTGATGGATTAGTTACAGTTACAGTTTCATCACAAGTATTTGCACTTGCTATAAAATTTGTATCATTTATTTCAACATCTTCTACTTGCAAACCATAAATAGTATCTTTTAAATAATCTCTAATACATAAAACAGGATTATCTGAAAAAGTTGTGAAATTAAATTTTTGTGTAGTGCTTCCTGTTACAGATGTGAGGCTTATTGCAGTTCCTGCAACACAGTTTGCATAATTAGTTGCTAATTTTATTGTATTAGAATCTACCTTAATAACATAATAAAGTGTACCATTGCTTAACCCACCAATAGCAGTGTTGCCATTAATGTCATAAGTAGCCCTGTCAAAAGTAGAAAGCCCATGTGAAGATATGGTAATAGTGTTATTAGCTGTAGATACAGTGCCAGAAGAAGCAGTAAAGCTAGTTGCTCTTGGATCATATAATTTTTTTCCTTTTACTATTGCTGAAATATTCGGTACACCATTTGGATAAACATCTTTATCAAATGTAAATTTTAAATACAAATATGCTTTTCCACTAATTTTATGATCAGTTGTCCATTGAGTAACATCAGTTACTAAATTTGCATCTGCTAATTGTGCAGGATCTCCAAAATGTTTTTTAACTCTTAATTTACCATTATACTGATCACCACTCGTAGGTGTATAAATAGGAATACCATTACTATCATTAGAACTTGTTTCTAATGCAACAGCATCATCTCCTAAATAAATAGTTGGTATATCATCTACTTCATGTCCAGCAAGAACAATAACCATGTGTAAAAATTCATTAGTTGAAGAAGTTGTTTCTGCATAAACAATAGTTCCACCAACTCTTGATTCTCCGTATATAATTCTATAAGGAGCAGTAGGTGCTTTTGAAGTAACTGTTATTCCTGATTCTAAAGGAGTACCAATGTTTGGTGGATCAATTTTAGGTGCAAGTTTTTGACCAATAATACCACCAATAATAGATGTACCAACACTAATTAATGCTTTTTGAACAAGAGGGTTCATACCCTGAAATGTTGTAAGTGCACCTGGACCCAAAACAACTACTGCCGCAACTACTGCCGCAACAATAATAATTTTTTTTATTGTACTACCACCAGCTTGTGCTACTTCACCATGATATTCATAAGATTCTGATTCTATGATATTGTCATCTTTATCATAAACTATTTTTTTATAAATTTTCACTATTCAATTCTCCAAGCTATTTTACACTTATTTTTTGGTATTAATGTTATTTCTTGTTTCCAATTAAACATAACATTTTCTCCGATACAAACTCCTAAAGTACCATCTAAATCTGTTGTATCAATATAGTAAAAAACATCTCCTTTCTGTGCCTTATCTATATCAATTACTTTAAAATTATTTTCTTTAGCTATCTTTAAAGCTATATCCAATAAATCTTTACTTTTTAAACTTTTAATTATTTTTTTTGCGTCTTTTATTGTTTTATATTTATTATCAAAAACTTTTTTACCAGTAATTGCTTCAATACAATTTATTACAAATGTAACACAATCATTTTTACCAAAAACAAATTTTTCTTTATTTTTTGTTTCTTCAATAATTAATTCTAATTTAGAAGCCCAATTATCAACTCTCATTAATTAGTTTTCTTTCCCCAAATAATTTCTTTATCTTGTAAGTCTGGTATAAATTCAAAACCTAAATCTGATGAAAAATCAACTTGTTGATCTTCTAAAGTGTACATTCTGTTAGATGGTTTTTCAAAAGTTATTAATCTACTTTCTAATTTTAAAGTTATTACAGTAGTTTCATGTCCTTCTTGAATATTTAAGACGTCCATTTTTCCTTTAAAAATAGTATAGACATCTGCTATCACATTTTGTGAAGTATCAAATAAACCTAAATAAATTGCACCATTTCTATTTGTATAACTTGCACTTAAAGCAGTAGAAATTAAACTAGATTTTATTCCTGCTAAAGTCAAAGTAACACCACTCATAGATAATGTTGAACTTTCTTCTATATCAGAAATTGCTAATAAATCTCCTTGACCAGTAAATGTTTTTGAAGAACCACCAGCAGTCATAGTTAAGTCGCCATAACCATTCCAAAGTCTTAATATTCCATCACTAAAGTCTAATTCAACTGCCATTATAGGTCTTACAACTTTATTAGTTATAGCTGTTTTAAAAGCACTTGTTATATTTCTAGACATATTATTCCTTAATAATTATTTTTTTAATTGATAAAGATCCATCAATATTTTTTTCTAATTCTGCTTTTGATTTTATGCACTGATATTGAACATTTTTCTGATAAACTCTTTTAGCAACTCTTTTACCTTTTAAACATTTTGACATAGACTCTTGTATTCTATGTTCTTTAATTTCTCCATTAACAATCATAAGTAAAGCTATTATTGTTTCTATCATAACATCTTACCTTTATTAATACCCTTTTTAATAATATAATTTTGAGTTCCATTAGCACCAATATTAACTTCCTTTTTTAAATTTTTAATTAAACCAATTTGTTTATTTTTTTTTTGAATTTTTTTTTGATGCTCTAATATTTGTTTGTTTATTCTTCCTATCATTTTTACTCCTAGTAATTTTATATAAATAATTTGATATTTGTTCGCATAAATTATCTAACCCACCAAAGAATCCATATAAAAATTTATCAATCATTAGTGTTCCTTACCATTTGATCTTACTTTATCTTTTAAAATTTCTAATTGTGATGCTAGTTTATCAACATCTTTAATTAATCTTTCTATATTTACTTTGTTGTTCATCATGCCATCTACTCTTTTAGTAAGTTTTTCAACTTCAACCAAAGTATTTTCTATAAGTAGATATTGTTCGCTATCTGCTGGAAGTGAACCCATTTCTCCTCTTGGCCACTTAATTCTAAATTCTGTATTTTCATCAACATCAGTTATCATTAACTTACCATTAGTTTCAATAGTGTTAAGTCTTTCAATAATTCCAAAGTATGCCCAAACTGCTATTGCTACTGCAACAATAATGGAAATTAAATTTCTTAAAGGTAATTGTATATTTGTATTTTCACTTACTTTCATTTTCTTTTCCTTTTATTCATTCCCATATAATGATCTCCAGGTTCATAATTCCATCTTTTTCCATGATGACCTCTTATATCTGCATAAAACATTCTTAATTTTACTATAATTTTTCTTAAACTTCTACTCATTCTGGTACTGGCATTTTATAGTCTTTAGGTGGTAATAAAATTTTATCTCCCATTAAATTGACATCTGGATTTTCTTTTTTATAATCATTTTTAATCACGTCCCAATAGCTATTTGAATCTGATGGTTTATTATTTTCTGTTCCACCAATACCTTTACAATAAATAACCAATTCATTAAAATTATTATTATATTGTAGAGTTGAATTTCTATTTATACTTCCACATTTTTTATATAATTCTAACTGTTGTTTAAGTTTTTCATTTTGTAATACAATAGCATTTTTTTGATCACATTGTTTTTTAGAAACACCTAAATCTTTTCTAAAACTTAATGATATTCTATTATCTTTTTCTTCATTAGAATAAGGAGAACTACTATAATTATTGGAATCTCTACTTCCCTGTGAAATACTTAAATCTACACTTCCATATTTGCACTCACCACTAAAACTATTTAGATAATCATTTCTTGGATATGCAGGTTCCATAAAAAGTGCCATTAAACACATAGCTATAATTAATATTGCTGTGAATGTGTAATTCATTGTCATTTACCATAAATCCTTATCTGTTTAAATCTTTAAGATCGTAAGTGTGTTCTCTAACTTGATCTGCTAGAGTTCTGTATAAATTTTCTGCCATCTGCCAAGTAGCCTCTGCAGAAGATAATCTTGTATTCATATCTGTTAATTCTTTTTGTGCTAATTTTAATTCGCTTTCTAATTTTATAATAGTTACTTTACTTTCATTGATAGTTGTTGTTAAATTTAAAACATACTTAACAGAAGTAAATCCCCCAACTACTATTGAAGCAACTACTGGAATAAATATAAAATTTTTTTTTAAAAGGTCTGCAAAGTTCATTATAGAGCCTCACTACAAGCAAAAGATATTCCATAAACACTTACATTGTTTGTGTCCCAATTAAGTTCGTTACTATCTAATCTCATTAGTGTTGTTGTATTTGAATAAACTACTGTTGTGTCATCATTGATAGCTTCAATACCTGTTCTTAAAGAGGGTTCAACATAAACAGTAGCTTCTCCACTTGCGTTACTATTTACATCTGCACTAACCATATAAAGATAAGAATTAATTTGTATATAATCTCCAGCTTTAAAAACATTATTTGTACTATTTGCAAAGCCATCTAAATTAATAGCATTACCAGTTTGTGCCGCACCATTAACTCTTATTGTTCCTGTAGCCACTCCTTGAATAGTTTTTCTATCTTGATCACCTATTTTAAAAGTTCCTCTACGACCTCTTAATGACATAAGAAAAGCTAACCATACTGCAGCACTTTCTTTTTTCATAGGTGGTAAAGTAAAGGTTGCTCTCCATTGTGCACCCTCATGTTCAAAAATTTGTTCTTGATTTGTAAATGGAGATTCAGTAACAGCTACTACTCTTTCCATTGCCCAGTTCTGTGTTGTGATTCCAGTAACAGTAGGAAGTGTTAAAGGATAACTTGGTGTGTATGATGCCATAATTAACTACCGAATGCCTTACTAAATTTTCCGCCTCGTTGCTTTGCGTCAGCAACAGCTTGGACTGTTGATTGTTGTATTGCTGGTAGCATATTCATAACTTCTGCTCTCACAGTATTAGTTATACCAACAGCAAAGTTTAAATTTTGTGTTACATTTACTCCACCACCACCACTCATAGTTTTTTTAGTGTCAGCATTAGTTCTAATTGAACCAGCACTATTAGGAACAAATAACTCTGGACCTCTTTCTCCAACCAAAGTTGGTCTTCCTTGTTGTGCTGTTCCACCTCCTGCCTGACCTGGAAGTGTAGTTCCTGTTGTAGCACCACCTGGAACTTTAGGTGCAAAAATTCCTGTTATAGCACCCTTAACAAATTTATTAACTTCATCTAAAATTAATGTTTGAATAATTGTTTTTTGAATACTTATAATTAATTCTCTTAAAATATTTTTAAAGTCTAATGCACCTGCTTTACCTCGTAAGAAAGCATCAACAAGAGTGTCTCCAACTTTGGAAACTTCATTTGCTACACCAGTTGCTACTTTATTTACTTTTTCAAGTTCATCTCTAAAATTAACCATTACCTCTGCTTGTTGTTCAAAATGACCTGTTTGAACTTCCATAATTCTGTTAATTTCTGCCATAGCCTCTTTTCCAGTACCTAATTTACCGATTAACATATCTCTTAATTTGATTTGTTCTTCTAAAATAAATTTTTGTTTATCTCCAGATGCAGTGGCTAATCGCATCTCGTCCATCATTGATCTATTTCTTTTGTCTGCGTGTTTTTTAGTTTCTATTTGTGCTTTATTAACTACTGTTTGTTCTTTACCAATTAATTCTATTTTTTTCTCAATATCTTTTTGTTCAGCTTTTAATATTTTAATTCTTAATTCTAATTCTGCTCTATCTTGTTTTGCTTGTCCTGAATCAAAAAATTTGCTTTTATCTTCTAAAGCCTTTTTATACGATTCTTCAAGAATTTTTAAAGCATCTTTATTGTTTTCTAATAATGAATTTAATTCATCACCAGTTTCGGGTAATTCTGTTAATTGTATAATTTGATTTCCTAATGCTTCTGATAATTTGGTTATAGAATTGGTTAAAAAATCTACTATTCTTTTACCTGATGCACTTCTTTCAAAAAATAAATTCAAGTTTTCTTTTAAGGTATCATAAGCACCTGCTAATCCACCTGCTGCACCCTCTCCAGCACCACCAACTTGTTCTTTAAGAGTTTTAATAATTATGGCTTGTGCTTCCATTTGACGACCAGTCATAGCAAGAACTTTAATTTGTTCTTTTTGTTGTTCAGTAAATGAAACACCAACTCTACGCAAAGCAGATAAACCAATTTCAGGTTCTTCTAATGCTTTACCTAATTGAAGTGCCGCAGTTTTCATACTACCAAAACCAACTGCTGCCAAATCTTGAGTAAGTTTTAAAGTTTCTTTAAAAGTTTCTCCAGTAATAGATTTAAAAGTAAGCAATACTCCTGCCGCATCTCTTGCTCCTTGAACACTAGCTAAAGTACCTTTACCGATAGCTTCTGCCATCATTTCAATATCTCTACCTACAAGACCTGCCGCATTACTTGTTGCTTTTAAAAGAGCATTTAATTTACCTTGTTGTACTTCTAAATTAGATATTGCACTAACTGTTTTTGATACTGCTAAACCTATTCCAACCATTCCTGCAGTAAAAACTAACATCAAAGGATTAACTCTACCAATAATTGCACCTATCGCAGATATTCTACCAGCTACTGGACCTAAAGGACCCTGTACTGCCGCAATAGAACCTGCTGTATTTTGAAAAATAGAAGATAGTTTTTTTGTACCTTTACCAGTTTTTATACTAGCCTTATCAACTTTTTTCATGCTTTGAGTTGCTTTGTCTATATTAGACTTAAACTTCTGTGCATTTGCTATAAGTTCTACTCTGATTGTTGCTAAATTTGATGCCATAATATTAATCTGGGAACTGTCGCATTAGTTCTTCCATTTGTTTTCTTTGTGTTGGTTCTGAATTAGTTTTGCCATTTTTTAAATGATAACCATTTAAAGCTGACATAAATTCTGTTATTGATAAATCCCAAAAAACTTTAGGGGAGAATCTTAATACACCAAGACCTATTTCTAGGTATTGCTGGATTGGGTATTTTGTTGCTCGTTCTCCCCCTGTACTAAAGGGGAATCTTCTTCTGATTTATCGCCTGTAAATATTGTTGTTAATATTTGAGCACATAATACTGCTACTTTCATTAAACCAGTTTGCATTACCATATCGCCAACTGCTGGTTGAGTAAATTTACCACCAGCACCTTGTAAGGCTTCGTGCATAACAATCACTACATCTTTTAATGAATAATTATTAAGACCTAAACTATTTGTAATGTCTAAAATTGATTTACCAGTTCTGCTTTCTATATTAACTATACTATCAAAGGTAAGTCGGAAAGTTCTTTCTTTATCTCCCAACTTACCTGTGATTTCGCCTTTATACTGATTCGCCATCGGTATCCTTTTCAGTTGTTTGTGTTTTTTTAAGTTTCTTTAAAGTTTTATTAGCTTTAACTATATCACTTGAAGCTACTGCTTCACAAGTAATTTCATATCTATTTTCAAAAACTGAAACCTTTTGCACTACAACTTCATCTACACCGATTATTATGTGATCATAAGGTTTGATAGGAATATCTTTTCTTGTTTCAACGATTATTACTCCCTTTCTAGTAACCTTGTAAAAAGCGTTATAGGATTCTCCTTGAAATTTTATTTCTACCATTTTAAAACCATCTGTGTGATCCATATTTGTTCAACCTTTATTATGCGTTAGTATATGTTATTGTGTTGTGAGATTCAAGAGTAAGTGAATAAGTTTCTTCTCCATTATACTCTCCTGCTCTTTCGTAACTTGTGATTAAAAAAGCACCTGCTACTTTAGAACCATCTGCAAACATCAAGTCATAGTTTTGTATTGCTCCATCAAACGCAAATCCTCTTACAAGGTTTTCTGTTGATGAATCAGTGAAAACTCCACTTGCTGATATTGACATACTTCTAATACCACCACCTTGTAAAATATCTCTTGCTTTATCATTACCACTTGTAACAAAAGCATTTGAATCTTTAGTCGTAATATCTACCATTTCTCCATTAATACTCATACTTGTACTTCTCATACCACCAACTGTTGCTGGTGTTCCTGTGCTATTTTCTTTTAATAAAAAATTGCTACCTTTTTGTGCCGCCATGTTATTTCTCCTTGTTTATTTTTTTATTAATCATTTTTTAATTTGTCAATACAAAAACTCTAAATCTTTGTACTCCATGTGTTGTTAAGCCATCATTTTCTTTTATTATATCAGAGAACTCAAATCTCATATTATTAAATGCACCTGATACTGATAAACTTGATTCGTGTAATACATCATAGACTAATGACATAATTTCTTTTATTTCCTTACTTCCTCTATATCTTGAAAAAGTATGAATAATAAGGGTAAAATCACTTCCCTTTTTGTCTTTGGTTCCATCATCTACCATAGTCTGATCGCCTACTTTGACATATGGGAATGCTGTTCCCTCTGGAACAAAATCGTAAATATTGTTTCCACCTAAAGCAGTGGTCAAAGGAGTACTTGCTAACAAAGCATTATATACTGTTGTTTGTAAAGTAACTGAAAAATCTGTCATTTTGTATATTCCTCAATTTTATTTTTAACTCTTTTAAATACTGCATTAATAATTGGTTTTTTACTTTTTTCAAAAGCTGGTAGCATAAATGGTCTTGGTTCCATTTTACTAGTACCATATTCTAAAAAAGCTGAATAGTCTGCATTACTTTCTACATTCGTAATATTTTTAGTTTTTTGTCTAACAATTATTTTACTTACTAAATTTCCTGTATCACTTGCTGGTGCTTGTCCTGGAGCAGATGCTCTATGCTCTCTACGAGGATTATATTTTTGATAAATAACTCCTGACTTTGCACCTGTCTGAATACTTTTAATTGCTTCGCCTCTTATAAACTGTCCACCACCTTTTACTATTTCTTGAAAAGGTACTTCCATATCTTTTTGTAATCTGTCTAATTGTTTTAATACTTTTTTTAAATTAGTAACTTTAAGATTAATTTGCATTAGTTCGCCACATCTTCAATAGCTTCTAAAGTAATATAATTATTATCATCATTCATATCATTAATCTTAATTATATTAAAGGTTCTTGTACCAAATAATATTCTCATCTTTGTATTAATAGCATTTTTAGTACCATTATGTCTTATAAGAAACTCGTATGTATGTGGGTTTTCTATTTGTCGCCCTGTCTTATCAGTAAATATTTCTTTTCCACCTTTAGGTGTCATCTTTGCATAAGCTGTAACATAAGTGCTTCTAGCAGTAGTATAACCACCCATGTTGTCTGTGCTTAAATCAGCATTTTGCAAAGTAATTAAATTTTTAGTTTTACCTACTCTAGATACTGACATATTATATTCCTAAAAAGTTATTTAATCTTAAAACTTTATATGGTGCAAATAACATTGCTACTGTATTAGGTATAAGATTAACATTCATACTTGTAGCTATTTCTCTATTTTCATAAAGATGTAAAGCTAACATTTTAATTGCTTGTGCTAAAGGCTTTGGTACATCACTTGCTGCATTACCATAACCTGCTCTAAATTTTATTTCATAAGCATTAGCATTTCTTAATTCAGAAGCAGTCGGCCAACTTGATCCATTCTTTAAAACTACTCTACCTTGTTGACTTGTAGTATCAACATAATAATTACTTGTAGCAAATGTTGCTGCTGTATCTTCATTATTATAATACTTAACATGAGTTACTGAAATCAAATTAGGTTTAGGCAGTACTATATAATTTTGATTAGCTTGTAAGTCAGGTGCAGTATATACACCCTCTGGTAATCTTTCATCTGAATAGAAAGGTAATCTATCTAAAAACAAAGTTAAATCTTGTTGTGTGATTGCTCTACCTGTATAGGCTTCTGCCATGTCTTGTGCTAAAAATACAAGAGATTCAATGAGTGCGTTTTCTGAAGTATCAGAACTATCAATTCTTGCAAACAATTTAAAGTCAGCAATGCTAACTACATTCGTTGCCCAAGCTGTATCTATTTTTAATCCACTCATTATTTAATCCTTATTTTTTTTTACCGAAAACTTTTTTAAGTAAGCTTTTTGATTTTTTTTCTACTTTAGTTTCCATTTCAGTTACAACTTTTTTAGTTGTTTCATTTGCTACTGATTCAGCTAGACCATTATTAATAAGGTTAGTAGCTAATTTCATTTGCCATGGTGCATTCATATCATAGACACTATCTTTTACATAAGTCATAGTATCTGAACCATTTTGATTAGCAGTAGCTATTTTATTTACTTTCATTTTTATTTTCATATTTTTCTCCTTTTAAATTTTGCGTATCTTGGGGAAGTTCCACTCTCGCTTTCCTCCCCCAAAAATATTATCCTAAGATAATTAGTTATCTATAAATTATAGATTAGCTTGTGCGTCAGTTGGTGCACTTTCTAGATTTCCTAGAGCACCAGTTACACCAAAGACAGTTCCTGTTCCATGTGTTCCTGAAAAATCAAGTACAGCTCTGATGTATCTTTTTGGACCAACATAACCGATACCATAGACAGCATTACACTCTCCATTAGCGTCAATAGTTTGCCAGATACCATTACTATCCACAGTACCACCTGTAACAAAATTATTATTTGTTACTGCAGCAAATGTACTATTATCAGCACTATCTTCTAGTTTAATGTCAACTTTGTTAGTTCCACTAAAAGTAATTCCTGGTGCGCCTACATTTACCATTACCATTGCACTGTTAGCACCCTGTGTATCAATACCAGTACTGTTTGTATCAGCATCTTTAACGATAGCATTTAGGGATTCAACAAGTTTAATGTTGTTTTTTAAATCAAACATTTTTTATTCTCCTTTATTATTAATATTAATTACTGAATTGTAATTTTAGTTAAAGCTTCATCAAGAATAACTTGACCACCCACTCTTCTTCTAGCGATGTATCTTACGTTACCTGTATTAGCTTGAGTAAAAGGATCTCTCATGATTGATAGAGTTGTTCTATCAACAATCATATATCCTCTTCTAAAATCACCAAATACAACTGGAACAGTTCCATTTGCAACTGATGGCATATCAGTACACTCAACAATAGGGTGTCCTAAAATATTAGAACCAACACCCATAGTATATACACCTGGTTGGAAAATATATTGTCCTGCTGTATCTTGCATTTTTCTAACAACAGCAAGAGTTGCTCTAGACATAATCCAAGAACCATTTCTAGCATATTCTGCTTTAACATTGTGAGCCGCATTAACTAAATCATCTGCACTTAAAACGTCATTAGTGATTGATGTTTGTGATCTAGCTGCTGGTAATCCAGTAAGAATACCTTCTGGTTTTCCTATTGAATCGCCTGATACGAATGCCGCACCCTCTGCTTTTGCAAACTGCTCTGTAAATTCAGAGTTCATTTCTGCTTCTAAATTGAAAACTGAATCTTCTAGTTCCATTTCAGAAATATCTACTAAAGCATACATTTCATGTGCCGCAATCTCATCTAAACCAACTGTGTAACCAGTAGTTTCGCTTCTTGTACCTTGTTCAGCAACCCATTGTGCAGTGAACTCTCCAGTTCTTTTAGGAACTTGGATACTTCTTTGCGATGTGCTTCTGATTCTAGCAATTGATCTAATTGGAGAATATTCAACTATTCCTTTAATTAGTTCTCTTACATATTCAGGTGGAGCAAGGTAACCAGCTGTTGAATCGTTTCCAACAGTTAATACTTTTACTTCATCTGGAGATAGGTTTTCTTTACCTTTTCTTAACCATTTGTCAAAAACTTGAACTTGTTTTGATTCTACTTTTGAATCATTTGCAAATCCTGGTCTTGATATAATAGTTTCTAATTTAGCCATTGATTCTTGGGCTTGCTTTTGTGCTTCAGCTTGTGCTTTCATACTTACTTCCAAATCAGCAAATTTATCCATATCTTTTTCGATTTTAGATAGCTTTGCTTCTGTTACTGGATCAGCAGTACCTTTAGCTTCAACTTGTGCAAGTCTTTCGTCATTTGCTTCTTTGAAAGACTCAAAAGTTTTTCCAAGAGTTTCAACAGCAGTTTTTACTTCATTGTTGTCCATAATTGTCCTTTTGGTTTTATTGTTTAATTATATTAGCAACTTTATTTATTAAGTCAGCTAATTGTTTATTGTCATCTCCAGCATCTCGCTGTGATAAAGATTCCGATAATGCTTTCGCACCAATCTTCGCCTCTGTCCGAGAAAGACCTCCTGCCTCACGCAAGATTTTCTCCCACTCTCGAATATTTTTAGCATTCCCTTTTACAGTTTCTATTAAAGCACTTTCATTCATTGGGA